TGCCGTTTCTACTACCTGCATCATCTCCGCCAAGATCCATATTTTCACCCAAAACTAAGGTCAAATCATTGCGATCAAGATTTATGGCCTGAGAAACATTGCCAACGCTAAGAAAATTCTTTGAGGTGATGTTCTTTATTTTTAAACTCATACCTAGAGGTTCCGATAAATGTTCAATAAAAATTTAGGGTCGTAGTGTTCGCTCGTGATAGCAGCAAGCTCTTCAGAAACAATCGTATCCACTGATTTAAAATCAACCGATCCAGGCTGTACTTCTCCGCCCTCTACCGTCTTTTTAACCGGGAGCAAGGTTATCTCACGAAGATTATAGGTGCTTGCAAAGGTCTCTTTGATAAACGTCGCTTCTTCGTAGCTAATATCAACATCAAGATTTACTCTAACGTGCATATTTGGCGCCAATATTGTTTCTGCATTTTGCAGCAAATTACTCAACGTGTAGACACGATATTTCGGCTGTTCTGCCCATGCATGGTATGTTGGTTCTTTACCCCATTCGAGAACCATACAGCCGCGCTCATCGTCGCCTGCATCGCCATAGTTATGAGGGAAACAGTTACCGATGTATGTGATGTTGCTGTTGGTCTGTCGCTTATGAAAATGCCCGCTAAACACGCTGCCAACATTCGTAAAGTGCCCAGATTGAATCTCTCCTGCATCGGGCATCTGTATCTGAGCATTCATGTAAAAATGAGGAAGTTCAAAGTGACCAAAACAATATTGGGCATTGATTTTCTCAATCTTCTTGTGCTCATCGTGAATTAACCAAGGCACAATAGAAACATCGCCCTCTTTAAAGAAGTCATTCACGATCCGAATATTGGGGATGTGCTTTGCCCACTCCACACTCTGAACATCCCGCTTGTCCCTAAAGTAGAGATCATGATTTCCAGGGATAAAATACGTCTGACTAAAATTCTCACTTAGCAACTCTAATCCACGCACAGCATACGCCATAGTTTTGAGATTCATGCTGGCACGGTTGTTGTGGTAATCGCCAAGAAAGAGACACGTTTCACACCCCTGTTCCTTCCCCAGCTTAACTGCCCACTCAATAAAATTTATACAATCATTGTTGTGTACATCACTATTGGACTTTAAACCGAAATGCAGATCAGTGAAAATCAGTGCCTTTTTAAATAAATTACTCATATGATATTATATAAAATATGCACAACAAGAAGCAACTAATTCGGCATTATTCCTCATAATGCCCACCGTCGGATGAATATGAACCTGAATTCTGACGAGTAAAACTTGGAGTTAAGTTATTAATCTCAAGAATGTCATCGCGTATATTCTGGTTACGTTTTTCGATATTAAATACGCGAGTAAACGAATTCTGTAGTGTCATTGTGTAGTATGCAAAGGGATTCGACGAAACAGATTCATCAAACTGCAACCCGATCTGAGATAATTGCAGCAGTGCAGTAGATTTCATCTCATCTACGTAGGTATTGCCGGTCAAATAAATCATATTATTGCGGCGCGCCATAAAGCAGCCATATTCAGTCTCCGGACACCAAACCATACCATTGTAATAAGTAGTGGGCTCGTTCGGATGATGCACTTTCCCACGCCCCCTGGTCTTTAACTGTTTACTTGAACGCTTACCGCCGTGGAAATCTATATTCTCGGACAATATTTGATTTCTTTTCTTTGAGAAGATGTGCAGTGTATAATAGTTAACCGTCTTGCCATAAGATATATGATCGCCGTAATGGAGATTAGATCGATATCCAGATATAGTGCAAAGGGTACGGAATGCATCTATGTGTGCCACACTCTTTTGCGTATAGCTTGCATATTCGTCGCCTTCTCCCCTTCTCCAGCCGTCACCGTCAATCATTGTATTGATAAGCAATTCCCGTTGATATTTCGTTAAAGATACAATAAATTCCATCGTTAAACATTTTTCTGAACCCAGTGTTAAGTGACGATGAAGGGCAATTGCATCTTTCTTATGAATATAAAAGCTTAAATTATTATGCTTAATCTTTTCAGTAAAAGTGAGTCCTAATGTATTCAGACAGTTTCTAATACGATCAGCTTTGAAACCAGGGTTTTGATAGATAGTAATAGGTCCGGTTAGTTTACCTGTTGTGTCTTTGCTTAAATGCCCCTCGGTCGCAATCCACCCGACTAATTCAACTACTGCGTCTGAGTGAATGGGTTCTATAATATCAGCAACAGGCTTGCCGGTTAATATAACGTTATCCTTTTCCAATAACATCTCAGCTTTAATTAACCCCCGAGCAGTAACAAACTTATGTTCTGGGGTAACTAGCGCGTCCATAGAAGAAGTAGTTAAATGATGCATTTTGCCATCAAATTCTCCGCGGTATATGGATTTAATCTTAGACCATTTTAGATCACCTTCCGCATAGGACAGTATAGTATCGCTTTCGGTTATTTGATCAATCCCCAACCACCCGCGTTGCGTTAGCGCCTCGGTGGCGGTATCAACACAATATCCGCGCCAGTTTGCCCGAGTTGCATACCGCTCACACAGCTTCATATACATCATCGCAAGCGTGTTTGTAATCTTGCCGTGATCTTTGCTAAATTCGCCGGTGTTAACATCACCCTTCCAATGACTCTTCCCTACACACACAAGCTCTCCTTCATCATTCAGCTTAAAATGCTGGTATGGTTGAAAATTTACCTTCATATATTTTGGTGATGGTGCTGCAATTTCTATTACGGGGAGATCATACTCAGTTTCAAGAATCTCGGCCATATCATCTACCACAAGCCCTTTGGCTTTTTTACCTTTGGGTACCTTAGGCGGAGATGGCGGCGCCTCTGGAATATGACCCCAGGTCATCAATCGAAAAATGACGTCCTGATCACGAATAGAGATGGGATTAACGGCCACGAGCTCAGCCTTGGCTTTCTTCCCGTCAACCGCCATTGTTCCCTGAGCAATCTTAGTTAACCTATCTGCCCGCGCTGTTCTCGCAAGAATCTCGGGTTCAACCAACAGCGCCGGAACTTCGTCTAAGCTTCGAATGATAATGTCGTACTCGCTATACTCAGGCAACACATAGCTGCTAAAGCTAACTTTACTACGATGTATCTCTTTAAGTATATCTTTGTTGTTCAAATAGTTAATTTTACGAATTTTGATTCTCCTTTATGGTATTGCTTGACGCTCTGCGGTTACCGCAGGTGGTCAAAATTATACAGAATCGGTTACTTGTGGTGTTTGATGTAATAAATATTTTGCTGACATTGCGTTTAATGTTAGAGCAACTGGGATTCGTACTCCGCGAGTTGCATACTTATTTATCGTACTCCTAAGTCATTGATTCCTTTTATATATGTGTATATTAACAGAAACTAAATACTAAAAGCAAGTAAAATATCAATTAATTTAGGAATTAACTATGGCAAACAAGCCAAATATAAATCAGACCTCGTTATCAAATTTTGCTACAGAAAGTGTAGGAAATATTCAAGATGCTGGCAAAAACATCTCTGCATACCTGGACCCAAGCGCCTTGAGAAAAACAAAACTCGGAGCCGCGGTATTTGGCGCCCCGTCTGTTAGCACCCCCGCACCAGTTAAGTGGGTTGATACAGCACCAAACGGAATACAAAACTCATCTAACAGCAAAGACTGGAGACTTAGGGTATCAGTATCTACTAAATCGGGCATTTTTTATGAAGCACCAAACAAAGCATCCGATACTGCGTTACTCAATCCAATAAAGGAAACCGGTGGCGTAATTTTCCCAATTACACCCGCATTACAAATAACTAACACTGCCAAATATTCATCAGTAAGCTTAACACATAGCAACTATGCAATGCAGTTCTATGAAGGAAGCGACTCTTCACCAATAATGATAAATGGTGAATTTCCAATCCAGACGATTAAAGAAGGACAATATTTATTAGCTGCAATATATTTCTTCAGAGCAGCAACAAAGATGTTTTGGGGCGGAGAGGGACTGGCAGGAACACCGCCCCCAATGGTTTTCCTGGACGGATACGGCGACTTTTATTTTCCACATGTACCGTGTGTAGTGACCAACTTTACGCACTCAATGCCAGATACGGTAGATTATATAGATGTGCCAATTTCTACACCGTCTGGAACATATAAAGGCTCTACTCGTCTTCCGCTACAGAGCACATTACAGGTTACCTTGCAACCAATTTATAGTAGAGAAAGTCTGACTAAATTTAATCTTCAAGATTTTGCTAAAGGAAATCTAATAACAGGAGGATTTATTTAATGGCGGCAACTTATTCTAAATCAAGCCCTTATGCAAACACCGGGTTATACGGTCAATTTTTAGACATCATGACCAATCGCCCAATCACAAAATTGGCAAGCGATAATTTGTATACAATCGATAAAGTTTACCACCTGCGCCCAGACATGCTGGCATACGACTTGTACAACAATTCAGCACTGTGGTGGGTGTTTGCCCAAAGAAATCCAAACGTGCTCAAAGATCCTCTTTTTGATTTTGTCGCAGGCACCGCAATCTATGTGCCAACAATGACTACCCTTATAACAGATCTAGGATTATAATGTCAGAAGCAACAGACAAATTAGGTAATCAAATTACGCGTCTCGAGCAGCGGCAAGTTGATCTTGAAGCTAAACTAGAGAAAACTCCCCAGTACGTAACGGACAAAGATGGGTTTATCAAGCACGACTTTCTCGGACAACCAATAACCAATCCTGAATGGACAAAAATAAAAGAAGATATTGCCGACGGGAAGAAAGTAACTGATGATTTATATAACGATCTAAAAATCTTATCGCGAAATGAATATTCTCCACAAAAAGCCAACCCTCCCCCAATAAGCGAAGCAGAATTAGCAGATAAATCAAAAGTAACTACTAATCAAAGTGTCGGCGTAGACAAAGTAATCACCCCCATAGGAGAATCTGCCTACCCTAATATTCTACACAAATATGCATCATATACATACAATCTAAGTCTGCATGTAATACCAATTAAGCAGTATAATGAATTCTCAACAACGCAAAAAAGCGGATATAAGCCAGAAAAAGGAAATGTATTAATTGCCTCTGCGGGAAGATGGGACAATACCGCAATAAGAAATGAAAACTTCAAGAACGCAGACTTTTTCTTTGATAAAATGTCATTTGAGACAGTGATTGGGTCAACCACATATACACAAAATTCAAATGCTCTAACCATTGATTTTACGATAATAGAACCATACGGTATGACGTTAATTAATCGATTCATTGATTTATCAAAAAGTAATTTCGTTAATCCAGAAAATAAAAAGTCAAACGATAATGTAATGCAACTGCCGTTTTTGCTTCAGATTGATTTCTTCGGATATGGATCTGACGGTAAGCCTATACAGATACACGACATTTCAAAATATATCCCTATAATGATTACGGGGATAAAATTTAAAATATCAGCTGCTGGCGCTGAATACAATATTAGCGCAGTGCCGTACAATCATCAGGCATTCACCGATACAAACGGTTCTACTCCGATAAAAGTTCAAGTAACTGCAAACAGTTTGCGCGAGTTTTTTGCAACAGATAAAACACATGGAGAAGTAGAACAAAAGGACATTATTGCACAAACAGGCATATCAAATAAGAAAGAAGTTGACACAGTAAATGCAGCAAACCTTAGAGAACAAAAAACAGCAGAAAAAATAGATGCCGCTGCTGGTACACGAACAGCTACGGATGAGTATAAAAAATCGGGCCGTAAAAAGACGGTGCAGATAATACCGACAAGAGATGCTAAGGGAAATGTAATATCGCAAAAAAGTTATCCTGAAGCAGTTAATCTATGGCATAAAGTAAATTTGTCACTGGGAGTATGCGAGATACCCGATGAGATTGCATTTACACTTGCTGATGAATTCATTAACGCAATATTTCAAACAAAAGATTTATTAAACATAACCAGTCTGGCAATGGAAGATGCTCGCAAAATTGACGGGGGCAACAATGCCCTAACTAAGTTAATAGATCAGAACGGGATAATTACAAATATTGATGATAAAGAACACCCAAAAGTAATAACAACAGTTAACCAAGGCACATCAATATTAAACGTAATCAATACCGCAATGTTAAACAGTAGTTATATTCACGATCAAATCATTGATCCACAAGACTCCACTGGTAAAATCACAGTAGGAAAACTGAAGGAAATTTTATATACTCCCTTAAATTGGTATAAAGTAGTTCCAACAGTTGAAATTTTGGGGTACGATAACAAAACCAATCGATATCCTAAAAGAACCACTTACCATATTCAGCATTGTGAATTACATCAAGATAAAAATCGAGGAGCAAACCAGGGAAAACCTGTCGTTATTGCTAAAGATTATCAGTATATATTCACCGGTAAAAACATAGACATAATCGACTTTGATTTAACATATAATTCACAGTTCTACGTAGTCAACGTGGCAAACCCATCCAATAGTGACGCAACAGCAGCCTCGCCGTCAGCAGAGACAACACCGTCACAGTCTTGGACTGATAAAGAAAACAGTGTTGTATTAACTTCGACAGAGGTAGAAGCAATTCTCAATAACATTAACGACCACGGTATACCAGAATTAAGACCACGAATACATAATGTGGCTAATATACCAACAACCTCTGCTACACGTGGCGGGAAGGCCGAAATGGCAAAACAATTAGAGAGAAACATACTATCTACTATTGCTGGCGATTTAGTAACAGTAAAATTAAAAATTGTGGGCGATCCCGATTTTATTAAACAAGATGATGTCTTTTTTGGTTTAAAAGACATAACGGAGAAAAAATATACAAATGCCGGAAATAAGGTAGTCACAGATAAAAGAAAAACACCAAACGGGAGTCTCGCCACAGATACGGCGGATCTGTTTGTGAGATTAACATATAAAACAGCCGTGGATTACGACAAAAATGGACTAGCAATACCTGTTCCTATAGACAATGCTGAAAATAAATATGGATCAAGCATATTTTCTGGAATTTATAAAATAACTACGGTTAAAAATTATTTCAGCGGTGGAAAATTTGAGCAAGAGTTAGAGTTATATCACTATAATTTACAACCTACCCCAGGAATAAGCACTGGTCCAGATAAGTCACAGCGAGAAGATGCTAAAAATGCTCCCAAATCTACTGCCGTTAGTTCTATTGTGGGAATACCGCCAAAAACACTTGAAGCAACTGGCTCACCAGCAGCAAAGGGAGTAGTAACTACTCCTAGTGGAACTACCGTAACTACTCCACCACCATCAGCATCAGATATCGCAGCGGCACAGGCAGCCGTATCCGCAGCGCAAGAAAAAGCCGATGCTGCAAATGCAGCATATAACTCTGCCTATGATGCAAGTGCAGCGGCAGCAAAGGCATTGAATAATGCGCCGTTTGGGCCAGGGCATAAAGCATATAGCGACGCTGCATTAGCGGCCGGAGATGCAGAGGGTATTGCAGCCGGCGCAGCTATTCAAGCTAATAAAGAATTGGCGCAGGCACAGGCTTACCTTAATTCATTGCAAAAAAGAGCAGGATAATAAGATAAGTACATATTATGTCAATAGATAAAAGATTAGGTCAGAACGTACCGTCGTTTGCCGACAAGGATAGAGTCCCCGGATACAAGCGAGATTCTGGACCACATATTGGAATAGTTAAAAATAACGCAGACCCTACTCGTGCGGGAAGATTGCAGGTTTTTATCCCGAATTTTGGCGGAGACGAAACTGAACCATCACACTGGATTACAGTAGGTTATGCTAACCCATACATGGGCGCAGCAAGAACACCTGTAGTAAATACATTGCGGTCAGACTTAAACGAATACTCAAAAGTAAATCACTCTTACGGAATGTGGTTTACGCCCCCAGACATTGGCAATCAGGTATTGATTACCTTCATTGACGGAGACACAAATCACGGATACTGGTTCGCTTGCATTATGCCAGATTTGGGACATTGGGCAATACCAGGGCAGGCAGGCGCACAAAATTTAGAAACCCCACTGGATACCAATCTAGCACAGGCACTAACATTACCTCCTTATCCAGCTGTGGAGTTCAATGAAACGAACGACACATTAAATCAAAACCGCACAAATTTCCTGCAAATTAATAAACCTATACACGAAGATCAGGTTAAGGTGTTGCTAACTCAGGGACTTGAAGACGATAAGGTACGCGGTGTAATATCAAGCAGTTCTCAGAGAGAAAGCCCGAGCAAGGTATTTGGCATCAGCACACCGGGACAAGATGGTCCATTAGTCGATCAAACAACTGGTCAGGTTACTACCAGAAAAGGCGGACACACGTTTGTGATGGACGATGGTAATACATCAGAGTCCAATAAGGCAGATTCGCTTGTCAGATTGCGTACCGCCGGCGGACATCAGATCTTAATGAACGATGATCAAGAAGTACTTTATATAGGGAATGCATCAGGAAATTCCTGGATGGAATTTACTGGTAATGGCAAAGTATATTTTTACGGTAAAGAAGATATTCATATTAGAACACAAGGAAGCCTAAATTTACACGCTGACAGCAATATCAATATGAATGCAAACGGAAGCATTAATATGTACGCGGCAAATTTATTAAATCAACAAGCATCAACTATTAATATTAAGGCGATATCAGATTTAGAAATGTACGGTCAGAAAGTCGGTCTCGGTTCAGGTAGCACATTATCTTTATCGGCGGCGACAGATGGCGGATTTCTGGCTGGTGGGAATTTAACTTTTTACGGATCGATGTTATATCTAAACACAAATCAGCCACCATCCGTCCCTGCACCAGCAAATATACCAATAAAAAATTATCCAGATGCTGCTCCCAAAACGTTTGGCAAGTACACTAAGTGGCAATCGACCGGCAATGTATCGACTACTATACCATCACCTATACCAACCCATGAGCCGTTTAGTGTTGAAGGGCGTAATCGCGGAACAACAGCTGGGTTAGTGACCAAAACAGCAAATTCATCAGAATCAACACCAGTAAACACCGAAACATCCAATACTACTGCAACACAACCCGGTCCAGTAAATGCAGAATCTGCGGGAGTAGACCCACATAGAATATTAAAGACCAATAATCCTGCATTAGCTGATCACCCGTCAGAATCAACTGGAATGGGAATATTAACAGCTACACAATTAACTGCACTAAAAGCACAGATTGCCAAATCAGAATCAAACTTTGACTATAAAGCAGTTAATAGCATATATTATATGGGAAAATATCAATTTGGATATTTGGCATTAATTACTTTTGGATATGCAAAATCTACTACCACTGCGAATATACAACTATACCAGGACACAACACAACAATATTGGACAGGTAAAGATGGCATAACAAGTGCTGAACGCTGGTTAAATTCTCCTGATGTGCAAGAAAAAGCAATGAACGAGCTATTACAGCAAAATTATAATATCTTAGCAAAACGTCCAGATTTAAACGGTAATCCGATCGTCGACAGTGATTCTGAGCCAGCTGATGTAGCAGGCAAATTAGCTATCTGTCATCTATTGGGCGCGGGCGCATGTGTTAAGTGGACAAATGGTCAGAACAGTGGTGCAGATGCTAACGGGACAACGGGCACAACATATTATAATTTAGGCGCATATTCAATCAAAGTTATTGCCCCTAAACTAGGATGATAATTATCAGAGGATAAATACACTATGGCTACATACTACGGTTTCTCTACAATTAACAAACAAAAGAAATTCTCATTGACTGATTTTGATTTGGCTAAACAGGATCTGTACAACTATCTCCATATCAGAAAAGGTGAAAAATTGATGAACCCCGACTTTGGTACAATTATTTGGGGATTATTGTTTGAACCATTAACACCTGAAATAAAAACTGCAATTGTCGAAGACATTACTACTATAATTTCGTACGATCCGAGAATAGTTGCAAATCAGATAAACATTTCAGAGTTTGAGCACGGTATTCAAATAATGTTAGAATTGACATACATTCCCACCAATCAGACAGAGAAATTAAATCTGTCGTTTGACAAAAACGCACTAACATAACATTAAGTTAACACATAATTAACCACATAAATATAATACTAAGGACAATAATATGAGCACAGCTGGACGGCAAAACTCTCTTCTCGTCAACGAAGACTGGTCAAAAATATATCAGACATTCAAGAGTGCCGATTTCACCTCTTATGACTTTGAAACACTGCGTAAATCAATGATCGATTATCTACGCCTGTATTATCCTGAAGATTTTAACGATTTTGTAGAATCAAGCGAATATATTGCACTAATCGATTTAATTGCTTACATGGGGCAAAGTCTAGCATTTAGAACAGATATCAATGCCAGAGAAAACTTTTTAGACACTGCAGAGCGACGCGATAGTATATTAAAATTAGCAAGGTTAATTAGTTACAACCCAAAGCGCAACATTACGTCAACTGGATTATTAAAGTTTACTTCGGTAACTACTACAGAGAAGCTATCTGATTCAGATGGTCTCAATATATCAAATACATTAATTTCATGGAACGACGTAACCAATAGTAACTGGCAAGAACAATTTAATATCATACTAAATGCAGCATTATTGGATAGCCAGGTAATCGGTAAACCAGGAAATACTAATACAATTAACGGTATTCAAACTAGCGAATATACAATTAACACAACTAGCACACAAATACCAGCTATACCTTTTTCGGCATTGGTGCAAAACAACAACATGAATTTTGAAGCAGTTAGTGCAACTAGCATAAACGAACCATACATATATGAAGTTTCTCCTGCACCATCAAATAAGTTTAATATTTTGTATCGCAACGATAATCAAGGTAATAGCAGTAATAATACAGGGTTCTTTTTATATTTCAAGCAAGGAACATTGCAGACATCAGACTTTAATATTACAGATGCAATTCCCAATAACGTATTGAGCGTCGGATTTAATAATATTAATAACACCGATGTATGGTTATACAGCCTAAGCACAACTCTAGTTGAACAAGATCTATGGAAAGCTGTTCCTGCCGTAGCAGGAATTAACGTAATTTATAATCAACAGCCGGAGCGTAATTTATATCAGATAAACACAACCGCGGGAGATCAGGTTGATTTAGTATTTGGGGATGGATCTTTTGCTAATATTCCACAAGGCAACTATAGAATGTTTTTCCGTACCAGTAACGGGCTGACGTATAAAATTACACCAGATGAGATTCAAAACACTGCAATTGCGATTAATTACGTTTCTCGTGCAGGAAGGGTAGAGACACTAACTGTCCGCGCATCACTAAATTATACCATAACAAACGCAACTGCTGCCGAAACAATAGATGATATTCGCCAGCGGGCTCCTCAACAGTATTATACACAAAGCAGAATGATTACGGGCGAAGATTATAATATTTTCCCGTATACTTCTTTTTCTGATATTTTAAAGGTTAAAGCATTAAATAGAACAAGTAGCGGCGTTAGTCGCTATATAGATGTCAGTGATACAAGTGGAAAATATTCAAGCACAAATATCTTTGCTGAGGATGGATATCTATATAGTAATTCGGTTCAGTCGACCTTGAATTTCACCCCTCAAAGCACATCAAATATACAACAAATAATTCAAGACAATTTAACAACAATATTGAATTCTAAGGAAATGGAACATTTCTATTTTGGCAGTGTTAAGCGAATCGGCATCCCAGTAGATGACATTCCGCTGACAGATGTATCATGGCATTTAAGTACTACCGCAACAAACAGCGCAACTGGATATTTTTATAACACTATAACATCACAATTGCTTCAAGTTGGAACAGCGACAAGCGCAAATACAAAATATATTGCCAATTCGGCATTAATTAAATTTTCAGCAGCCGTAGATCCTTCAACTGCATATTTTAATGCACAGGACCAGATTACGCCAGGTTCGCCATCTAACGCAGGCGATCAACAGTTTTTATATGCAACAGTGATGCAGGTTATCGGTGACGGCACCAATGGTGGCGCAG